CCATTGACTCTGGCTTCTACACCATGATCGCACTTGCAGCTAGTGCTTCTGCCAAGTCTCAGACCCTTGCAGATCAGATTGCTACTAGCGCACTAGGTCAGCTCTATGAAGAAAAAGATGGAGATGTCTCCTATGACGATGCAGACCACAGATCTAACTACCTTGCAGCAAATGGCTTTACTAACCTCGATGGCTCGTATGCAACACCTGCCTCTATCAAGTCCACAACTCAGACTGCTCGCATCCGTAACAGCCTTATCTATCGTTACTCCACAGGATACGGATCAACCTACAGTACCTCTGACAGCGACTCTATAGCCTCTTACGGCCTCTTTGAGCGTTCATTCGACTCTAACATCAAGAACCTAGCAGACATCACTGACATTGCCTCACGCGAGTTAAACCTACGCAAGAACCCTAGAGGCTCACTAGGAGCCATTACCTTTAGACTTGACAATCCAGACATCCCAACTGCCATGCTTGACAGCCTTATCGGGGTGTTTTTTGGTCAGCCTGTCATTATCCAGAACCTACCAAGCAACTTATTCGGTGGTTCGTTCGATGGCTTTGTGGAGAATGTAGCCCTACGCGCTACTCCTAGTTTTGTAGAGATAACCCTTTACATTTCAGCTACAGACTTCTCACTCAGCACTACTCAGTGGGAAACAGTATTGCCAGCCTCACTAGATTGGTATGGCGTAAATGCTACACTTACATGGACAAATGCGACAGGAGCACTAACCTAAATGGCAACGACAACAACGAACTTCGGCTTTGACATTCCACAGTCGAGCGACCTTGTAAAAAATGGCGCAACGGCTATTGCAGAACTGGGTCAGGACATCGACACCAAGTTCGCTGGTCTTACTGTCAATGCTCAGACTGGTACCACTTACACAGCTGTTAAGGCAGATGGTCTTAACGCTATTGTCACAATGGACAATGCTTCAGCCAATACTTTTAGCATTCCTACAGATGCAACCTACAACTTTCCTATTGGAACGACTTTAGTTGTCTATCAAAAGGGTGTAGGCATTACTACAATTCAAGCTGTTACATCTGGCACTACTACTGTAGTGAGCGCAGGTGCAGTAGCTGCTGCTCCAGTATTGGCTCGCTATAAGTCTGCTGCTGCAATCAAACTTGCTGCTAACTCATGGACAGTAGTTGGTGGCATTGCATAATGCTCAATTCTCTTGTTGGGATTATTGCCTCTAGTGGTGGTGTAGCTGCACCATTGACTGTTGATTATTTAGTTGTTGCAGGTGGCGGTGGCGGCGGCGGTGGCTTTGGTGCAGGCGGTGGCGCAGGCGGACTTCGTTGCACTGTTACAGCAACAGGTGGTGGTGGATCACTCGAATCTGCTTTGTCTTTAGCAACATCTACTAACTACACAGTTACAGTTGGCGCAGGTGGTAGTGGTGGTATTTACAACAGCACCAATTCAACAAATGGCAGCAACTCTGTCTTTAGCACAATTACTTCAACAGGTGGTGGATCAGGCGCATCCAATACTGGCAACAGTCCTTTAGGCGGTCAAAACGGCGGATCAGGCGGCGGCGGCGCAGGTTCGGGTACAGCGGCTCGTTATGCAAAAGGTTTAGGTACAGCTAATCAAGGTTACGACGGTGGTACTGGAAATAACTCTCCACAATACGGCGCAGGCGGCGGCGGTGGCGCAGGCGCAGCAGGAGCTAACGGCGCTACTTATGGTGGTGTCGGCGGTAATGGTGTTGCAACTTCAATAACAGGTTCATCTGTAACTTATGCAGGTGGTGGCGGTGGTGGATCAAATAATGCAGGCGATCCAACAGCAGCAGGTGGAAGCGGTGGCGGTGGCGCATCAGGAAACACTGGAGTTAATGGAACTGCAAACCTTGGCGGTGGTGGCGGTGGTACGACAGGTGAGAATATACCTGCAACTGTTGGCGGCGCAGGCGGCTCAGGCGTTGTAATTCTTCGATTCCCTAGCTCATACACAATTACTATTGGCGCAGGTTTAGTAGGATCAACATCTACATCTGGAAGCAATAAAATTACTACAATTACAGCTGGTACAGGAAATGTGAGCTGGGCATAATGGCACATTACGCGTTCTTAGATGAATCAAATATTGTCACAGAAGTTATTGTTGGCATTGACGAAACCGAATTGATTGAAGGATTAGAGCCTGAAACATGGTACGGCAATCTTAGAGGTCAGGTCTGTAAGCGGACATCGTACAATAATAACATTCGCTATAACTATGCTGGTATTGGTTATACATACGATCCTATAGATGATGCTTTCATTGCTCCAATGCCATGCAATCATAATGAATTATTATTGAACGACTTGAAGCGATGGGAATGTTCTAATGTCGAGCATCAAGCCGAGATTATCTAAAGCTGCTATCCAGTTACGAGAGCAGATAGATGACTCGTTCCCAGATCGTGACCGCACATCGGATGGTTGGATCGGTGATACCAGACACGCTGCTCGCAAGTCTGATCATAATCCAGATGGGCAAGGCTGGGTTCGTGCCATCGACATCGATCGTGACTTATTCAAGGGATCAAAGCCAGACATTATGGGCGATCTTGCAGATCAACTTCGTACCTTATCAAAGTCAAAAGCAGACAATCGTATTGCTTACATCATCTTTGATGGACACATCTGCTCGAAGATCCTTAACTGGAAATGGCGCAAATACACAGGGGCTAACAAACATGTTAAGCACTGTCATGTCAGCTTTAAGAAGGAAGCTGATAATGATGGGGCTTTTTTTCAAGTATCTATGTTAGGCGGAGAATAATGAAAGAACTAAAGACAGCAGCAGGCTCATGGGCTAGAGCGTTCCTAGTAGCAGTAATAAGCATGGCGGCAGCTGGCGTGTCAGATCCTAAGGCACTCATTGCAGCAGGTCTTGCATCTGTTATTCCACCTGTTTTGCGTTACCTCAACGCTAACGACACAGCACTCGGACTTAAAAAGTAATGGACGCCCTTAACTGGGCGGCTCTTGCAGTTGCAGTGATCTCTATTGTTACTGGCTTCGCAGGTTCGATCCGCTGGCTGGTCAAACATTATCTTGCTGAACTAAAACCTAATGGTGGTTCATCAATGAACGACAGATTGAATCGACTTGAAGGGCGTGTCGAAACAATAATTTCTTTACTAGAGAGGTGACAATTATCTCATGGCAAGAAAAGCGACTAAGAATCTAGTTGAGCAAGATTACTCAGCTCTTGATGCTTATTGCATTGGAATGTATGAGTTCGCTCAATCTCTAAAGCGTGCAGGCTTTGATGAGGAAACAGTCTTGGGAATCATCGTAGAGCGATCAGCCTATCCTGCATGGATTCTGCCTGATCCAATAGAGCCAGAACGCTTTGGTGACTATGAAGATGAGGATGACGATTAAGCGAATTGTCGTAGTTAGTGACCTTCAGGTTCCTTACCATGACAGGGTTGCAACCCGTAACCTTGCAAGTTTCATCACAAAGTTTAAGCCAGATCAAGTCGTTACTATAGGCGATGAAATTGACCTACCACAGATAAGCAAGTGGGAAGAAGGTCGCATGGGCAGCTACGCCCAGACCCTAGATGATGATCGTAACGAGGCTGTGCAGCTTCTCTGGGATTTAGGCGTTACAGATTGCATCCGCAGCAATCACACAGATCGCTTGTATAACATCATCATGGCTAAAGTGCCTGCTTTTGGTGCATTGCCAGAGCTTCGCTTTGAGAAGTTTATGAAGTTTGATGAACTAGGCATTACCTTTCACAAAAATCCTATGGCTATCGCACCTAACTGGATTGCAGTGCATGGAGATCACACACCAATCAAGCCACAAGGGGGTCTATCAGCCCTAGAGGCAGCCCGTAGGCATGGCAAGAATGTTATCTCAGGTCATACTCACAGGGCAGGGCGTTCGGCCTTCTCAGAGGCCTCTGGGGGCCGTATAGGGCGTGTTCTGCATGGAGTTGAGGTAGGCAATCTCATGGACTTTAAGCAGGCCCACTACACGAAAGGGTCGGCCAACTGGCAACAGGCTTTTGCCATTATGTATGTGCATGGATCTAAGGTGCAAGTCGATCTAATCAACATTGAGAAGGATGGCACATTCATTGTGTCTGGAAAGTCCTACGGCAGACCTCGATAATCGTTATCGTTTCGTTACCTAAATGTGTTAGACATTGTCAGACAGGCATGAGACTCTAAGTCTGTAGCCAATCAAGGGCATTGGCACAGATAGGTACGAAAATGGAAATGCCAATCATAGTTTTATTATTAGCAGCTAATGTGCTGTGGTATGTAGTCGGGTGGTCACAAGGCTTTAATGAAGGCAAGCGCGAAGGCGTTGTAGTAGGCAAGAATTATCAGCGAATGACACAAGATGCGCGCTAATGAAATCCTACTCTCAGCCACCGACACGATCCGTGACCGTGGGCTTCAATACGGTCACCCTGCGGATAACTTGCAACACACAGCAATGCTCCTCAGCGCATACTTACAGACACCAATACACGACTATCAGGTGGCAGGGATCTTGGTCTTGGTTAAACTTGCAAGGACTAATCAATCAGCGCAGCACATCGACAATTGGGTAGATCTGTGCAGCTATGGCGCACTGGCTGGACAACTAGCCACAGAGGAGAACGAACTCTATGTTTAATTTAGCCGATTACGAGACAGTTGAGGTGAGACTTGAAAAGTTTATTAAGGATTATCCAGATTTTCGCATTGCAACAGAGCTGGAAGTTGTCGAGAAAGATAGATACATTGTTAAAGCGTATTTATACAAAACTTCTACAGATAGCGTTGCGTGGACGACAGGATACGCGGAGGAAAAAGTTACTGATCGAGGTGTTAATAGCACTTCAGCATTGGAGAATTGTGAGACTTCAGCAATCGGCAGAAGCCTTAGCGCTGCAGGTTATGCTGCTAAAGGAAAGCGTCCAAGCCGCGAGGAAATGACAAAGGTAGTTGCTCAGAAGCCTGTCAAACCTGCTGTTGCAGATGTTCAGGATTATTGGACTACTCCAGTCAATGAATACATGAAGGTCGTAGATGCTCCAGTAACGCTTGAAAAGGCAATGGAGAATGTAGCTGCAATCATTGGCACAGGCGAAGCACAAGAAGCACCATCATGCGAGCATGGACACATGCAATGGCGAGAAGGTGAGAAGAATGGCAAAGCATGGGGTGGTTACTTCTGCAATACAGCAATCTCATCAGCTCATAGATGCGCGACTAAATGGTACAACCTCGGATCAGACGGAAAGTTCGTAGCACAGAAAGCGAGAGTATAATGGGTCATGTAGGAATTAAGATCAATGGTGAATGGCTTGACCTTATGTCAGCCTTCATCGCTTGTCAGTTGTGCAATGAGCCAGTTCAGATTCGTGAGCTAGAAAATATCTCATCTGACTCAGTCAATGGCATTGTTATCTGGCAATGCGGTAAATGCACAGCAGTTAATGGCTAGTCAAGCAAGAAAGCACAGAGGTTTTCGCACAGAGCGTGTAGTTGCTGAGTACCTATCGACTTGGTGGCATGGCGCATGTGTGGGA